CTGGGCGGTGGCTTTCCATATGGAAGACAGGTTCTTCTTTGGGGAAGCAAGTCTAGTGCAAAGTCTTCGCTATGCTTGCAAACAATTGCTTTGGCACAGAAAGAAGGAAAGCTTTGTGCTTGGGTAGATGCAGAGATGTCTTATGACGAAGACTGGGCTAAGAAGCTTGGGGTAGATACCGAAAAGCTAATCTATTCAGAGGCAAGAAGCATCAACGACATGGTGGATGTTACTGTGGCTTTGCTTCATGCTGGGGTAGACTTTGTTGTAATCGACAGTATCAGCTCTCTGCTTCCAGCAGTATATTTTGAAAAAGATTCTACAGAGCTAAAGCAGCTAGATCAGACTAAACAAATTGGTGCAGAGTCTAAAGACCTAAAACATGCTTGGATGATGATTAACTATGCTAACAACAGAGAAAAGCCAGCACTTGTTGTGGCTATTTCACAAGCTAGAAATAACATTACGGCTATGTATACTCAGTCTGTCCCTACTGGAGGAAACGCCACACAGTTCTTTTCTTCAACCATCGTAAAGCTATTCTCATCCAGCTCTGACTCTAAGGCTATCAAGGGTAAGATTAAGGTTGGAGACAAGCTGATTGAGCAAAAGCTTGGTAGGAGGGTCTTGTGGGAAGTTCAAAACTCTAAGACCTCTGCCCCAGGAGATACTGGGGAATATGACTTCTACTTCAGAGGCGACACAATCGGCATAGACGGCATTGGGGACCTGGTGGACACAGCAGAGCTATTGGGAATTGTAGAGCGTTCTGGGGCCTGGTACATCCTCCCAGACGGGTCTAAGGTCCAGGGTAGAGATGGGTTTGTCAATAAGGTAAAAGAAGACAAAGACCTAGAGGCATCAATTAGAAGTAAGCTTAATGTCTAAATATATAGTTATTAACGGTATTTTTAAATGCCACACCTGCAAAGAAGAAGTAACGTCTTTGCGATGCTACGGAGAAGACAAGCTTCTTAGCTGGATGTGTTCAGAAAAACATCTTACAAACGTAAGCTTAAAACCAAAGACAAAGAGGGATTATGAGCGAGAGAGGTGAAAGCAAGAGGCTTGGTGCTAAGCAGCACAAGAACTCTGGCAGGGGGCTTCACAAGGGCGACGCTTCTTGGGAAAACTTTACTATTGACTTTAAAGAAGTTGGTAAGTCGTTCACCCTAAATAAAGATGTATGGGCTAAGGCAACTACGGATGCGATTAAAAATAATAACGATCCAGCAATCGTAGTTGTGCTAGGTGAGTCTGGAATAAAAACAAGATTAGCAATTATAGAATTATCAATACTAGAAGAACTGACAGGAAAATAAAAATGAAAATACTACTACTAGATATAGAAACAACACCAATGCAAGTTTATACCTGGGGCCTTTGGGACCAGAATATTAGCATTGATCAAATCATCAAGAGCACAGAAATGCTGTGCTTTGGTGCCAGGTGGCTAGACGGCAAAAAGGTAATCTTTAAGTCTGTTCATCACGACGGGAAAAAAGAAATGCTAAAAGAGTTGCACAAGCTAATGGACGAGGCAGACTTGTTGGTTGGCTGGAACTCTGCAGCTTTTGACCACAAGCATATTAATCGAGAGTTCTTAGAGAATAAAATGGCACCGCCATCACCTACAAAAGACCTAGACCTTATGAGCATTACAAAGGCTAACTTTTTGTTCCCATCGAACAAGCTAGACTATGTGGCACAAAAGCTAGACGTTGGTGCCAAGGTAAAGCACTCTGGGTTTAAGCTATGGATTCGTTGCATGGCAGGCGACAAGAAAGCTTGGAAAGAGATGAAGGAATACCAGATTCAGGATGTAAATCTTCTGGTAGATCTATACCAAGAGCTGCTTCCGTGGTTTGTTGGCAAGGCAAGTGCAACAACAAAAGAAAAGATAGCTATCTCTGGATATGACAGGGAGTCTGAGGTATAATATTATTATGGAACAACAGCAAACAACTATCGATTCAATTAACGGACTATCTGAAATTGCAGAGTATATGCAGGATGAAGAGCTAAACACAGCCCTCACTTTTATTGCCAAGGTAATTATTAAGCCAGACATTCCTATAAACGTAGTAACTATTGAAATAGTAAGACTACAAGCGATAGCTGCCAAGATGGCTTTCAAAGCCACCTGGATGGCTAATGTTGACAAGTCAGATCGTGGCAAGAAAAATCTATACTACACTGCCGCAGAAGCTATCAACAACCTTGTATCTGCCTTGAAATATATCGCTAGATAGTGTATACTAGAGGTATATAGAAAAGAGCTTAACCAATGACAAAAAGTTTACTACAGCAAATAATGATAAAAACAGAACAAAAAATTGCTTCAAGACCTTCCTTTTTAGATCAGGCAGCTCTTATTGAAAAGATTAAGTCTGGTTATATCGTTAACCGTGTAGACAAGTTTACTACAAAAACTAGCTTTGCCCCATCAACTATCGCATACTCTCACGGGGAATGTCCTAGATACTGGTATCTTGCCTTTAATGGTGCCATGTTTACAGACAATGCAGATGCATACGGTGGAGCAAACATGACTGCGGGAACAAAGTCGCATGAAAGAATCCAGAAAGCTATGAGCGATGCTGGTATTCTTAAAGATTCAGAATTTAAGATAACATCTTCAGATCCACCGATTTTTGGTTATGGAGATGTTGTTTTAGACTGGGATGGTCAGGACCTTCTTGGCGAAATTAAAACTATGCCAAATGAGGGTTTTGAGTACAGAAAGCTTGCAGGAAAGCCAAAGTCAGGACATCTGATTCAGCTACTTATTTATATGAAAATTTTAAATAAGGGCAAAGCCGTAATGATTTATGAAAATAAAAACAACCACGAGCTATTGATTTTTCCTGTAGAATTAAACGAGTATTCTTTTAAGTGGGTAGAGAACGCTTTTGAATGGATGAGAACAGTTAGAAGGGCTTGGGAAAACAAAACCTTGCCAGAGAAAAACTACAGGTCCAATTCAAAGATTTGCAAGACTTGTCCTATTAGGGCAACTTGTGATTTGGCGGGAACTGGAGAGGTAAAGATCAAGTCTTTGGAGCCTCTAGATGAAGCATTGTCAATGGTGTGACAACAGTTTTGAAACAAAAGTTTCTTACCAAATATACTGCTCCCCCGAATGCAGGGATGGAGCTACTAAACAAAAGATTACTGAAAGATATCAGCTCTCTAGGATTAGCCGTAGGGCTGGTAAGGTTAGAAAGTGCAAGAAGTGTGAGCAGAATTTGTCAATTTATAATGATGAACAGACCTGTAGCAAGTGCCTAATTAATCCAGCTGACATATCTATTGCTCTAAAAGATATAAAAAGGTTATCTAATGGTAAATCTTAATTTATTAAAAGATACCCCCAAGAATATCTGTGCGATCGATGCCAGCACAAACAGTTTGGCCTTTGCTATTTTTAACGATAAGTCTTTGGTTGCCTGCGGTAAGATTAATTTTAAAGGACCAGACACCTATTCTAAAGTAGGAGATGCTGCAAGAAAATCAGTAGCCTTTTTTGATAAGTTTGATATTGATGCAATTGTCATTGAGCACACGGTATTTATGAATAGCCCAAAGACTGCCGCAGACCTTGCCCTGGTCCAAGGTGGTCTTCTTGGGGCAGCTAGAATTGTGGGGATAAAAAGATTTGGATCTGTCAGCCCTATTACTTGGCAAAACTTTATAGGAAATAAAAAACTTACTACTTTAGAAAAGCTGGAGGTAGCAAAGAACAATCCAAATAAAGCTCCGTCTACTTTAAAGACAATAGAGAGAGAGTTTAGAAAGCAACGAACAATTAAGTTTGTAAACACCTACTACGACAAGCAGATAGATGATAACGATGTCGCAGATGCTATAGCAATTGGACACTATGCTGTTAATAACCCAGGAAAGATTGGCTTGTAAAAATGGCAGCAAAGTTGTATACTAGTGAGGCATGGCTTAAAAAAAGATATTGGATGGACAAAAAGAGTCCAGAAGAAATTGCAAAAGAATGTGGCACAAGCGTAGAAACTATCTATGTTTACCTAGCAAAATTTGGACTAAGAAAGAGTAGAAGATGAGCATACAAACAGAAAAAGATATTGCAAGAGTTTCAGACCAAGTTAGAGACTTGCTGATTTCTAAGAATAGGTCTTATGGAGATTCGGCATTGCACCCTTCAAGAATATTTTCAAAAACAGACAACGTAGAGCAGCTGCTGGTTCGCATTGATGACAAGCTCTCACGCATACAGAATGGTCACGACTGGCCAGGGGATAATGAAATTGACGATCTGCTTGGGTATTTAATACTTCTTAAGATTGCCAAAGAAAGAGCTTCTGGTGAATAAAAGAAGGTCTTCTCTTATAAGAGAAACCAAGTTTGAAAGAGTTAAAGAGATGTGGGTAGGCAACAGGTTAGTGGTAGCTGGAGAGATTATAAAAATTTCTGGAGAATATGGGGCAAGGTTCAAGTTTGACAGCCTAGTAACAAACAAGGAAACTGGGGCTCAGTGGATAGACTGCTTTGAGTTTAGCAAAAGCTCGGTTTCTGCATGTAGATCGTTCAGATCTGATAGAATTAAACTAATGCCAATAAAAAGGGGTAGGAAGAATGTCGACTGAAGATAACCTAATTGAACACTTAGACAAGGTAAACAAAGTAGTAGAAGAATACCTTAAGGGCAGTGAAGCTACCCAAATTTCTAAAGAGCTAGATATTCCACGACAAAAAGTTGTAACGTACATCAACGAGTGGAAGCAGATGGCCTCAGACAATGCAGCTATCCGTGCAAGAGCCAAAGAGGCATTGGTGGGAGCAGACACCCATTACAATAAGCTAATTAATAAAGCTTATGAAGTTATTGATGATGCAACCACAGCTGCAAACCTTAGTGCAAAGACTGCTGCCATTAAGTTAGTCCTTGACATTGAGGCAAGAAGAATTGATATGCTACAAAAAGCTGGGCTGCTAGAAAACAAAGAGCTAGCAGAAGAGATGCTAGAGATTGAAAGAAAGCAAGACGTCTTGGTAAACATTCTTAAAGACATTGCTTCAGAGCATCCACAAATACGAGACGAGATTATGCGTAGGCTATCTGCTGTCTCAAAAGACAAAGAGGTAATCACGATTGTCAGCGATGTTTGATGAGTTTTTAGAAGTCCTAAAAGATAGCAACTTTGATGAGACCCCAGTTGATGCAAAAACATTTGTGGAGGGCGAAGACTATTTGGGACAGCCTCCGTTGTCAGATGTTCAGTATGACATTGTCGAAGCTATGAGTCAAATTTATAAATTAGAAGATTTAATTAATTTAATGGGACAGGAAGAAGGTACAAGATATTACAAAAAGTATACAAAAAATGAAATTATTCTTCAACTTGGTAAAGGATCTGGCAAGGATTTTACGTCTACTGTTGCGTGTTCTTACATCGTATACAAGCTCCTTTGTCTTAAGGACCCAGCGAGGTACTTTGGAAAGCCAGGTGGGGATGCGATTGATATCATTAACGTGGCGATTAACGCTCAGCAGGCTAAGAACGTTTTCTTCAAAGGTTTCAAATCTAAGATAGAAAGATCCCCGTGGTTTGCTGGAAAGTTTTACGCAAAGGCAGAATCAATTGAGTTTGATAAAGCCATTACGGTTTACTCGGGACACTCTGAGCGTGAGTCTCACGAAGGTCTTAACCTTATCCTGGCGGTGCTCGATGAGATTTCTGGCTTTGCTCAGGAGATTGGCGGCGGCAATGACCAGGGTAAAACTGCAGATAATATCTATAAAGCTTTTCGTGCATCCGTAGATTCACGATTCCCAGACCTTGGCAAGGTAGCCTTACTATCTTTCCCACGTTTTCCTGGAGACTTTATCTCACAAAGATATGACTCTGTAATTGCGGAAAAAGAAAGTATTCAGAAAAAGCATACTTTTATTATTAATCCAGAGCTTCCAGAAAAAGCTGAGGGAAACAGTTTACAGATTGAGTGGGATGAAGATGTCATTACGTCATACAAGTATCCAGGAGTGTTTGCACTAAAAAGACCAACCTGGGTAGTAAATCCAACAAGAACTATTGACGATTTTAAGCTAGCCTTCTACACAGACATAGGGGATGCTATGCAAAGGTTTGCCTGCGTTCCAACCTTCGCATCTGACGCATTCTTTAAGCAAAGGGAAAAGGTCAGGGCATGTATGACTATTAGAAACCCCATCGATTCTTCTAAGAGGTTTGACGATGCTTTTAAGCCAGACCCAAACAAAAAATATTTTGTTCATGCCGACCTTGCACAAAAGCATGACAAGTGTGCGGTAGCAATTGCTCACGTAGAAAA